AACCGCTTATAGCAGATGAACAAGGAGGGTTACATTCAGGACATAAAATACTTCTTGATAACACACCTGCAGTTTGTAAACGTGTTATAATTCCATCCGAATAATATCCATCAGGTGCACCCGTAGTTAAGGATGCATCTATGTACACTCCTGTTGCTCCTGCAAAAGTATTCGAGTCTATGTAGTATGTTCCAAATGATGCCATATTATTTTATTAAGGTGTGCATGTTGTGTTAATGTGTTTAGTAGGAATTGTTGTTGTTGTGCTTATTACTTCAAAACATCTTGTTCCCATTCCAATAAGAGTATAGTAAGTTCCTAATGTTAAAGCTACAGGAGATTGAACGTGATACTCTTCAAGACTATCTGCTGAGTTTCTCATTAGATACCAATGCTGTGTACATCCACAACAAGAATCTAATAGTACAGAGTCAAAACATAAATCATGTTGAATTGAATCTCTATAATCCCATATTAAATATAGATATGTGTTTACACCTGAAGGCATAGTAAATTCAGCCGAGTATCTGTTAGGAGCAAACGTAGTGATTAAAGGTGTGGCTTGCGTAGACGCACTAATTAAACTTTGAACAGAAGCAGGGTTGTTCGCATAAAGTGTATTTGTTTTTAAATATCTAAACTTATCTGAACCTGTTGGGTCAAACACAAAGCTGTTTGCTCCAAGCTTATTAGAAATCATTGTTACTGTACTTCCATCCGTAGGACAATTAGAATCTCCTATTCCTCCTGTTAAACTTGTATAAGATGTTATTAAAGGATTTGTACTTCCTGAAGCAAAGATGACTCCTGTTGAATTAGTAGGAGAAACATACGTTCCATCTGTATAAGTATACTCATTATGTATACTTTGAAATGCTTCTGAGTTGTTAGTAACACATACTTGAATAACTGTTAATGAAACTACTCCGGGACATAATGCTTGAATACTTAGTGTAGTATCTACTGCATTTGGTGTAATGGTTATGCTTGCCGTAGTAACTCCCGGTAAAGATTTATTATAAGTTAATACTCCTCCACCTGAAACATTTCCTGTGGATGTAGTAACTGAATCATAAACCACTGATATATCTGCTATACCCTCGCTAATATTATAAGAAATATTTGTGGAGCCTACTCTATACAAAAAGTATATGTCTTGCCTGCTTTAATAAATAAGTCTTGTAAGACTCCACACCCTATACATTTTTCTTCAGCAGGTAACAGTCTTTCATTAGAAGATAAAACAAACTCATTCATGTAAGGGTCAAACCCTCCAAGCTTTTGAGTGGCAGGATAATCAATAAATAAATTTCTAAACCAAGACCTAAGACCTGCTTCAGATATTACAGTTAATTGTTCATTGCTTCCTGCACTTCCTTTTAATCTTAATACTGCTCCACGTTTAGAATCTGTAAAGTATTTATCGTATCCATACGCCACAAAACTTTCAGGATTATTACTAATGCCATAAGCATCTTGTCGTGCTACTTGTTGTCCTAACACTTCAGGCACTGAGGTTACTGTACCTCCACCTACAGCATCAGTTAAAATATTTTTACCCACAGTTACATAAGATATTTTATCTTCTTGTAGTGTAAGTATATCAGTAGCTCTACCATGTAGTATCTGCAACTCACCATAAGAATCTTCTAATGGAAAGAAATTTAATAAACCTAAGTTAAATTCATTTAGCTTATTTACATTTGATTCATCATTGTATACGCCACTATAGGTTATATCTGCAAATCTATCTGCTTCTTTAAAGTCTTGTGCAGATACAGACACGACTCTGTTTCCAAGAGTTAAAGCTCTTCCTGTTATTGAGTCTTGTATCTTATAACTCTCTACCCCATTTCCAAAAGCAAAACAATTAAAGAAGTCAAGATAAACTTCTCCTTGTTGTGTTGCAGTTTGGTCTTGGTTATCAGGGCTATCCGGATTTGTTGTTAAGTGGTATCCATTCGCATCTATAAAGTAAGTCATGTTCCCCTCATAGTAAAGGTCGGGTGTAGTCTCTACAGGTTCTGTTTCAAAAACAAATTGACTTGATGCTCTAAATACTTCTATCTGACACTTAATCCATGAGTGTCTTTTATCGCTTGAACCTGAACAAGTAGGAGTACCTGAAGACATCATAAATACCAAAGCATTAGGATTTGTTGGGTGAGTCGGAGTCGCTCTAAAAAATTGATAGAAATTTTTAGAGTTTTCTGCAGTTATATTACCTGTACCTGTACCTGCTCCGGAAGGAGGAGGAGGATTGGTATTAAAAATGTTAGAGT